AATTGTGATATTGCCTGTTAACGCCTTTCCGTTTATCGTTCGGCTTGTAGGTACTGCGCCTACATCGGCTGCGGTCGGCATTTGTATTAATTTACCGCTGCCGTCCAGTCCTGCGATACCGTTTGGCTGATTTTTCTGCGTATTGATAGTGCTTATCGCCGCCTGCTCTGCAATTTCTTCCGCAGTTCCCGCCGCGTCTTCTGCCTTTTTCACCGCTGCATCTATCTCTTGGTTAAAGCCTGTCATAGCGGTATTGAAGTTTTGATTTATTTCTTGTATTGCTTGCGCTCCGTCTTGCCTTACATCATCTGCTGCCTGATTTGCATTTCTTATAGCTTCGTTAGCTTCTACGATTTTTTGAGTTAATGTTACAAATTCGTTGCTACTTTCAACTGCACCGTCAAAGTTGCATTTCTGCACTCGCAAAACGAGATTATCAACCCTCAACTCTGCTGTTTCATTTGCTTTTATGATTTGCAGCCAGCAGTCATTGTCGCCGGATACTGCGCACGCTTGCTGTGTAAGAGTTACTTGTGCACTGTTTTCAGATATTACAGTGGGAAGCATAGAAACTGTGCCATCATTTTTACTTACGTAAAAGTTGGCTTCACAATCGGAAAGACTTAAAATTTCGCCATCAGTACCTATGACTGTAAATTTAAAAATTCTGGAGCCGTTTTCCCCTTGTACCGCATGGATTAATGTTTTTACACTTTTACTATTAGCATTTAATACTAAGTCGTTTGTTATCATTCTGTCACCACTTTTCTTCCGTTTACTCTTATACCTGTTCCCGTTATATCCATGTATCCATCTTTGAGATATACCTGTATAAGCGGTTTACCGACTACGCTGTGAGAAAAAGTTATTCCGTCATCTGATGCCGAGATATAAACTCCTGATGGATTTTGTGGCTGATAATGTGGACTAAGCCTAAAATGCCCATTTCCCGCCGTAAGGCTAAGCCCCGTCTTTCCACCAGACACAAAGTTAAAAGCAATTCCGCTATATTCTCCTGAGTGTAAGTCTAAGTAAGAGTCCCCCAGACTTGATGCTCCTGTAAGTCGTGATGCAGATAAAACACCGCTATCCAAATCAAAGTAGACGTTGCTATTCGATGAACGAATAATCCCAGCCTTAATAATGTTTGCATTTAAAACTCCCGATGTAATGCGGTTTGCTACTATTTGACCATCGTTTGTCATGGCTAACGCAAAAGGTCCGTTATACCCGCTACCGCTATATCCCAAGCCACCAGAGTTCCACCGCCATACCTTTTTTGCGGTATTTATATCAGGTGTATCCATAATCAATATTTCTTGCGGGTTTTTAGCAGGGCGTAACACTACATATCCACCACTATTTCCAGTGATTGCGTTTGTAGCGGCAGCAATTGCCTGTTCCAATGTGGACATTGACGGAGCACTATCTATCTCCTGTTGCTGCTGTACAATGGTGTCGGCAATATTTGTTCTGGCATCGCCTATCTCGATACTTTCGTACTTTTCTTTTAGTACATCAAAAACTGTCTTTACGACCTTTGCTTTTGCACTTACACCCAGCTTATAAAACTCCACTTCTACTGTGTCACATAGTCCGACACGTTCAAGCCCCGCTATATCTTCATATCCTTCCGTTTGCCAAAGAGGTTCAAACTGCACCTGAATTGAAACAGTAGGCTTTGCAATATCGTTATTTTTTATGTAGCTATTGGCGGCTTCTCGTAGCATGTCCACCGTTACAGTCGTACCAGACTCAAAGCTACTGCTAAGGTCTACCGGTGCGATTCTTGGGTAAGCATATGTTGACTGTATTTGTACTACTTTTTCGGGTAGCTCTAAAACTGTGCTTTCGTCTGCTTTGTAGTACGGATATATTCCCGTCAAAGCACTTGAAATATTTTCTTCTTGCGTAACATCTTTTAAATTCTTTCCATAAAGGATTTTAACCCCTCGGTCTTGCCCACGCTGTGAATGCAGTCTTACGGTGTAGTTGTCCCACTCATACTCTCCGCCGTATACATCCAATATGGAGCCAGAAACCCCTCCCAGTAGAGAGCGAAAAGAAGATGGAACTGCAACAGTCATTGTTCCGTTTTTTGTTACATCTGTCCACATCTCAAAAGGATTTTCAATTGCGCTTTTTGCTTTTAATTGTGTAAATGTTTCTGTTATGCTGTTAGCTGTAAAGGGAGATACAGGGATTTTATTAAGCTGATAGGATATGTGCTCAGCCTTAAAAGTCACAAGCCCGTTAATCGGTTTTGAGTTATAATACACCCTGAAAAGTTGTAAGTTTGAAAGCTCATTTGGCATGGCTTTTATAATACTATCATACTTTATACTTTCATAAAGCTGCCCATTTATCGGGTATCGCAGTTCAAGCTCAAAACTTCCGTTTCTCTCTTCTGTTACTGTGCAGTATGTACAGTCTGAAAGCATACCCAAGCCGTTGTTGTTAAAATTTGTCTCTTTTTTATCATAAAGTATTGGTATCATAGCGTACACCACCTTGGAACAATTTCTACTTTGGTTATCCCGCCTGTCCAGTCAATGATATTTTCACCGACTTGTAGTGTTGGAAACTCGATAAAATTTACTGTGCTGTTTTTGTTTTCCGTCCCTTTATACACCAATCCCACATCGCTGTTTATGGTGACATATCCGTCTATAGATGAAAGGTTGTAATTTACGTTATTTACAGATAGTACACCGTCACCATTCCCATATACGGTGATGGTAGGCTGGCTTTCGAAGTATTCGGGATTGTAAATTCTTCCACCTGATACAGGGATTGTCACTGTTTGCTCCCCACCTTTTGAGAAAAGAAAAGGATTACAGTTGAAAATTAATTCTGCCGTGCCATAGCGATTAATACTGATTTCAAATTCCGTGGCATTGGAAATGGCCGCCAGTCTAAAGTATTCAGGTTGATAGGTGTCCTCTAAACGCCTATATCCTGCATTAGACAGCAGCCATGCCTTTAAAGCTCTTGTTTTTTCGGGTACATCTTTTCTAAAGCTCACAGTATATGAAATTTCTATATTGTTATATCGCCCGTTATCAATGATTAAGTCCCCACTTCGTCCTGGAATTGAAACTGTGGTTACATCCCTGGACGGAGAGTTGTATGTTTTTTCTCCGCTTATAAGCAGCCCCAAATCTTGGCTGTTCTTTCCGTCATACACAAAAAAATTCATCATGAAAAAACCGCCGCCTTTCTTTGTGCTGCCATGTTGATTTCGTCCATAATATATTCTGTAAGTTGTTTTACATCTTTGGTTGTGTCGTTATTAGTAAAAGAATCAATATTGATTGTGATACCGCCAGCCAAAAAAGAACCTTGCTGTTTCTGGCTGCTAGTAAGAGGCGTTACCCTTGCTTTTCCGCTATCTAGCATCGTCAAAAGCTCAGGACCTTTTTCGCCTACGATTGCGCTGCCAGAAGATAGCGTTCCACCTTTTGCCAGCATCGGAATTTTAGGAATATCCGGAATCGCTGGAATGCCTACCACACCAGTCACTTTATTAACGCCACCAATGATTCCGTTAATTCCGTCAATAGCGCCGTTCAAAATTCCGATAATTGCGTTTATTGGCATTTTAGCTATTGAAACTAAACCATCAAAAATGCCCTTGAAAATGTTCTTTACACCTTCCCAAGCCCCTCGCCAGTTGCCAGTAAAAACATTTTTTATGAAATCTATGATTCCAGAAAATACCGATTTAATCGAATTCCAAATGTTTTGAACGTTTCTAAAAAAGGCGTTTAAGATTTCCCCAAAAGCTCCAAATTTTTCAGACCAGTCTGTAGCAAAAACAGAATCTAGCCAATCGGAAAAACCTTGAAAAATGCTCTTGATTCCTTCCCAAATTTGAATAACAGCATTTCTAAAAGCCTCACAGTGGTTCCAAAGTGTAGTTATGATTGCGATTGCTGCGGCAATTGCACCAATTACAAGAACAATAGGGTTTGCAGCAAGAAAACTCAAAGCCCCACTTAATGCAGGAATCACTGTAGAGCTTAAAAATGTTATGACCGTAGAAATGCTGGATATTAAGCCAGCAATCGGACCTATCGCGGCAATGAATCCTAAAACCGTTAAAATTACTGTTTGTGTTCCTGTATCTAGTCCTCCAAACCACTTTATAAGGTCTGTGATTTTTTGGATAATCGGTGTAATGATTGGAAGAAGTTGTTGCCCAAAAGTTGATGCCAGCTCTTTTAAACTCTCTTTTGCTGTCCTCATACTGTTTGCAGTTCCATCTGCTGTATTTGCAAAGTCACCTTGTGCGTTTTTTGTCGCATTTAGCACATACTGGTATCTTAGTTGTACCTGCTCCGCTTGCGTCATTTCGCTTGTGGTTTTTCCAAAGCCGTTCGCCAAAGCATAAGCATCTAGGTTTGTTTGGGTCATGACAACCCCAATTTGCTTTAAACTTTCAGTTTCCCCAGTGAAAATTCCATTTAATGCCGTCATCGCTTCATCGAGCCCAATATTTTTAAATGAAGCTAGGTCACCAGCAAGCCCTACAAGACTTGTACTCATACTTGAAGCCTCACCCTGCGTTAGTCCCATAGACGTTGCCATATCTCCAAAAAGAGCCGCCATGTCTAACGCAGAGCCTTCTGCTATTCCGAAGGCATCCAAAGTTGTTTTCGCA